CAGACAAAAAAAGATAAAGCAGATGAAGCAAAAGCGATGAAAGGACAAAAGAAAAAATCTAAATCTAAAACTGATAAAGGAGAGGAAGATTTTACTGGTAAAAAGGGTAATGTATCTAAATCCAAAGGTAAAGATACTAAAAAAAGTAATCCTTGGCGTGATTATGTTAAAGCCAGTAAAGGAAGTGGTAAAACTTTAAAACAATTATCCGCCGAATATAAAGCAAAGAAAAAATAAAACATTTAAAAATTTTTAATATATTTAGTTATTATATAAAATGACTGATTGGAGAAAAATGTATCCAGATTATGAATTAACTGACGAAGATAAAGCGGTTATGGAGGGATTTAGTGCTAAACATAAAGTCAAACCAGATGAAGAAGCATTACATAGGAGATTAGAGGAAAAAAGAATATGGGATGAAACACCTCATTACCATAAATGCGATAGAAGTGTGATGAAAGGTTTTAGTAGATTAGACCCCAGAGTTCCAGTTAAAGTTTGTGGTGGATGTAAGCACTGCATAAAATATTTGATGGATAATGATAATATTACTCCATTAAAAGAAATGAAAATAATGTGTGATAGAAAAACTGATTCTTATTGGTTTGTAGATAAAAGAGGACAAAAACGAAAATTAGTTAAAGGAATTTTACCTCGTATAGCAAGAGCACAAGGATTAAAAGATTGTAAAATTTGTTATTGTAAATAAAAAATATAATAGTATTATATAATGCCTACACCAGTAGATATGGTCTTATATAATAGGATTAAAAAAGATATAACCAGTTCAATAAAAATACATTCTGCGTATAGAAGTGGTTTAATTGTTAAGAAATATAAAGAAGCATTTAAGAGGAAATATGGTAATAAATCGCCTTATAAAGGTAAAAAGGATGATAAGAAAGGATTAGGAAGATGGTTTAAAGAAAAATGGAGAACACAAGACGGTAAAGTAGGTTATAAAAAGAAAGGAGATGTATATAGACCTACAAAAAGAATAACAAAAAAGACACCAGCAACATTCAAGGAACTTGGAAAAAAGAAAATTAAAGAAGCACAGAAAGAAAAGAAGACCAAAGGACGAGTTAAAAAATTTGATAAAAAATAAAATATGTAGTTATATTAGAAATTATGAATTATTCTTCCTTGATAAATCAAGATTTTATTAAAAAAGAAGTAAAAGATTATCTTGATAATCTAAATAGAAGATTTTATTATATTATTTTATTTTGGTGATTATGTAGGTAAAAATCACTTTTATAAGGGGTATATCACAAAAGAAAAATTTATATAGATTTTCCTTAATAACTATTAAGGATTTTATTAACAAAAGTTTTTGAAAAAATATTTTTAAAGAAGTTGAATTTTTTTAAAAATGTTTAGTTAGAATATATATAATGGATTTCGTTAGTAGCCAATACAACAAAACTATTCCTTCAAAATCTACCTTTGTTCCATCTGATAATCAATTATCTTACAGCGACGGACAGACCGTAAGATTTCATATTCCTTCATTTATGGGATTTATTGACCCTCGTCAGACATATTTAAAAATGAATGTTAGTGTTAATAATTCACCAGCAGTAGTTCATTTAAGTAATAAATGTGGCTCACATTCACTCATAGACCAAGTGCGTATTTATGACGCAAACCAGAATACACAACTTGAAACCATACAGAATTACGATGAACTCGCAGAACTTATGCATCATTACACAGAAAATCGTTCTATTAGAAATAAGCGTGGTATTACAGAAGCACTTGAATATACATCAAGAGATTATGATGGTGCGACTTATGATAATCTACCATCAAGAAATGCTAATAATAGTATGTTTTATAATTCTTATATTACTGGTAATGTAGCACCAACTAATGCGGATTTTATGAACGGTGCTAATGATGGTGCTATTCCTAAATCTAATGAAGTTGAAGTTGCTATGAGATTGTATAGTGGTATTTTAGGAGAACCTAATACTAAAATGTTTCCTGCTATGCTTACGGATGGTCTGCGTGTAGAAGTTGATTTAGCAAACGCTCAAAAATGTTTAAGAGCGTGGAGTTGTGCTGGTGTTATGGCGGAAAATGGTTTAGCAAAAGTTCCTAATGGTGTGGAAAGTTGTCGTTTTGGTATTCTTGATGCTACTGGTGGTGGTGGTGCTGGAACGCCAATTACTCTTGAATTACAGACGGAAATAAATGCTGGATATAATCAGATTACAGAAAATACTGGTGGTGGTGCTCTTCAAGCAGGTCTTAAACAAGCAGAATTTGACGCTGGTTGTCGTCTTGTTAGACAGCAGATGGTAGGAGCACATAATTATATTGTAGGTAAGCATCTTCACGCATTTAATAATGTATCAGCAACTGGTGTCGCACCAGTAAAGGTTGATTTAGGTGTTATTCAATCTGTTTCTTGTAATGCTAATGAAAATGCTGGTGGTCTTGTTTCTGTAAGTGTTGTTGTTTCTAATCCTGCTAATGTTCCTATTGCGTCCTTGAAAGGTGGTGTTGGAAATGTTCCAGCAGGAACTGCTGGTGCGGTTGAAAATAATCAAGTTTTTATGGAATTAGCAGATTTTTTGGGAAATAGTGCTGGAAGTGCTCTTACACCTACTATTACTGTTAAAGATATTGAACTTGTTGTAAAAACAGCACAGCCACCATCTGGATATGTTGAAGCACTTATGAAAGGAACACAGACAGAAGAAGGTGCGTCATACGATTATTACAGTTGGAATGTTTATCGTAATAACATTACATCATCAGAACAAGTAGTCCAGTTAAATATTCCTGCTTTGAATATGAGGGCTACATCTGCTCTTGTAAAACCAACAGAGAATGGACTTGCTGAAACCATAGTCAATAACAATTTAGAAAGTTGTGTTGATAATGTTAAGAATTATAATTTCCTTATTGCTAATAAACAACAGCCCACACAGCGTGTATCATTAGCACAACTAACTAATCTTACTACTGGACCACTTGTAGAGCAAGTAGCACTTTTTGAAACAGAGAAAGCATTAGGAAGTTCTAAAATGCAAGTAAGAAATTTAGATTTCCAGAGTGAAAATCTTGTTATTGCTCGTTCTCTTGCTCGTTATGGTGGTGTTTATCCTCTTGTTAAAGATGGTGGTTTCCAGTTAAGAGTTGATTACAAAAATTCTCCTCAAAATCCACAGAAAAATAAACTATTCATTACTTATGTAGGTGGATTAAGACGATTAATTGTAGGAAAAGGTGGTATATCCGTTCAAATATAAATAATAACAAATAAAATTTTGTTGAAGAAAAATATATAATTTTAAAAAATTTAAAAATATATATTAATTATATAAGATGAGTTATAATGGAACTACGAGAGAATTTATCCAGTTAAACGCAACAAATTTAGGTGATGGAACATTTTCTGACCGTTCTGGATTAAATCAGATAATTTTTGATATACCCAGAATGCCGAAGATTATGAACGGAAAAAGTTTAAGAATTAGTGGAACATTTAAGGTAAGTGATGGAACTGGTAATGTTTTACCACTTAATTCTTCTGATTTCTTTTCTTCCGCACCGACCAGAGATTTTTATATTGATGGTCGTTCTGGAATACATAGTTGTATAGAAACATTAACTATACAGTCGCTAAATGGTGCGACATATTCAACCATTAAGTCATATAATCGCCTTACAGCATCATTACTACCACTTTATGATAGTATTAATACTTACCTTAATGGTAATGATAGTGGGTTAGGTGGTTTAGGAAAAGATGTTTCTACCGCTAAAAAATGTGATAGACCTTTTGATTTTTGTATTCCTCTGCTTGATGGATTTTTACAAGGACAACCAGTAGATTTACAACTCGTTCAAGGTCTGCGTATAATCATTACACTTGCTAATTCTAATTATGTTATTAATAATAATAAATGGCGTAATTCCGCATCTAATTCCGCAAAGGATGATGGTGGTGCTTTTTATGCTATTACAAATGTATTATGCTCTTTTGAAGCAGAATGTCCTACAACAGAAGGACGAAGAGCGATGTTGCAAAATAGAAATGGTGTTATGGAATATAATACTTATTCATCGTTTTATAATGTTCTTAACAGCGACGACCATAATATTTCTCTAAATATTAATACTGGTAGAACGCTTAATGTGATTAGTAATATTATTCCTTCAAATTGGGTAAGCAATTATGATTACAATTCTCAACGAACTACACAAGTTCTAACGGTAGATGGTGCTGGTGAATTGAAAAATAGGGTTCTTTTAGAAGAACTTACCTTCACAAAAGGTGGTATGCGTCTTCCACTTGATTTTGAGGTTGATAGTAATGAAACAGAAGGACAAGGTATAGCAGATAGTTTTGCTAATTGGGAAGAATTAAATGCTTTAAGAGATACTTGGGTTAGTGGTAATTTCGTTAAATCATTACAGACAGAATTGTCTAATCCTTATCAGCGTATAGGAGGATTGACTGTTAAACAAGCAAGATTTAATAGAAAAGATAAACCAGCACTTGTAGATGAAGATAAAGTCCAGCAATTTACTATGGGTTTTTCTACGGATAAAATTACAGATAATGGAACTAATTATAAGGGAACACCATTAGGAATGAGAATCAGACATAATCTTCAAGGTAAAATTTTAGTTCCTCATTCTCTTTTCCTTTATGTTAAACATAAGAATACCATAATGTTCCAGAATGGGATGGTTAATGTGATGAATTAAATATTTAGTAAATAATAATTTAGAGTTTAAAAAATTTTAATTTATTAATAAATAGTATATAATGAGCGGAAGGTCTTTACCAGCATTATTGAGAACAAATGTATTACAGCGTCCAGAAACGCAGAGTGTAGATACATCTATTTTGCGTCCAGTTAATTTTTCACAGCAAGGATGTAAGTTTGTGTTTGAAAAGAAAGGAATATTAGACAGCAATTCACATCTTCAAATGAAATTGCGTGTAAAAAGTGCTAATGGAGTAGATGTAGGTGCTAATGTTTTTGCAGGATATTTACCTACTGGAACTGGTGCTTTGTCTTGGATACGAAGAGCATTTCTTACCATAGGTGGTCGTAGAATTAGTAATTTAGATGAAGTAGGACAGTATAATACTTGGATGCGTCTTCATTATTCAAATGAATATAAAAAAGGTGTTATTATGCCTAAACAAGGTGGTAATGATATTTTTGTAGGTTCAACAGCAAGAGGACTTATAGCACCATCAGCAACATCTGTTAATGCGAGAGGTTTTTCTGGTCCATATGGTGTGTTAGGTAGAGAAGGAACAGAATATGCTTTAACAGAGTTTAATGCTGGTGGTGTTGATGGTGGAGTTCAAAATAACACAACAGCAGAGATGGGTTTATCTACTGCGGAGGAGCAAAAGATTAAAGGAGATTTTAATAATTGTCCTACATTTATGGTGGGGCTTTCACAACTAATTCCTTTTATGCGTGGTCTTCAATTACCTCTTTTTGCTATTAATCAAGAAGTAGCATTAAATATTGAATGGAGTGATGACGCATTAGGTCATAGAGTTCAAAATCCTACTGGAACAACAGCACCACTAATTACAGAATTTAGCGAACCAGATTGTCTTATATGTGCTGATTATCTATTTTATCCAGACCTTATGGAAGGATTGGCTGATGAAATTATGAATAAAGGAGGTTATGATGTGCCTTATGATGAAATGCTTACGCAGGAAAATACCATTACTGTTGCGAGTGGAGGAGATACTCAAAATTTAGAATTCCAACTTGCTTATGGTGGTAAAAAAGTAAAATCTATTGTAATCCAGAAGCAGGATGTAGATAATGCTAATTTAGAAATTAATAATATTGGTATTTATAATTCTATGGCTTATAGGTTAGGAAAAGAGATGCAACTTAATATTGATAGTCAAAATTGGTATAGTATGCCTCTTAAAAATAGTTCTTTACAGAAATCAGAATCAGATGCCGTAGAGGATGGATTACCAATTATGCTTTGTGATTACAGATGGTCTTGGAAATCAAGCACACTTGATGATGGTAGTGATGATGTATTAGGTATAAGTAATAGACAACTTAACGGCTACGACCAGACATCAGAAGTAGGAACTATGCATTGGGACGGTATTAAATTGTCTAATGCTTTCGGTCAAGGTAAAAGAGTAAGTAATTTACCTATGATTTATAGTGAGCGTTTGGTTGTTGCTAATGATGATGACGGTCAGCAAAGACGATACAGATTTTTTGTAAAAACACAGAGAGTAGCCAATATTAGTTCTGGTATAGTAAATGTTATAGAATAATTTAATTCATAGGGGGTTATAAGGAAATGAAAAATTAGTATAGATTTTCCTTAACAGTTAT